ACTGAAACATCATCCTTGAATGTTCCTATTCCAACTACTGTGACTGTACTACCAAATTGAGCAGCCCCGGCAACCGTTACAGTACTTAGTAAATTAACAACTCCTCCCACACTGAGGGTTGATGCCAGACTAACAGCCCCACCTATTGTGACAGTTCCGCCTATATTTAAATTACCACTGACAGATACAGAATCTTTAAACGTACCCGCTCCAACTACTGTGACTGTACTTCCAAGTTGAGCAGCTCCGGCAACTGTCACAGTACTCAGTAAATTAGTTGCTCCTCCAACACTCAATGTGGAAGCTAGACTAACCGCTCCTACAACCGTTACTGTGGATGCAAAGTTTGTGGCACCACCAACGCTGAGAGTGGAAGCCAGACTTACAGCACCACCAACGGTTACTGTACCTCCTAGATTTGTGTTTCCGCTAACAGAGACATCATCTTTGAATGTCCCGATACCAACTACTGTAACCGTACTACCAAATTGAGCAGCCCCGGCAACAGTAACGGTACTTAGTAAATTAGTTGCACCCCCAACACTCAGTGTAGAAGCAAGACTTACTGCTCCTGCAACTGTTACCGTGGATGCGAAGTTTGCCGTTCCTCCAACACAGACTGTACTTTGTAAATGAGCTGCCCCGACTACGGTTACAGTACTACCAAAATTCGCAGCACCCCCAACAGTTACAGTACTTTTAAAATGTGTAGCCCCAGCCAAAGTAGCAACACCAGCCACATGTAGTGTCCCACCAATAGTAACATTACTAACCGATATATTACCCCCCACAGTAATACCAGTGAGATTAGAACCGTCTCCATAATATGCCGAAGCACAAACCTTTGCATTAGTTGCTTGTACATTAGCTCCTGCTATAGTAACAGTACTGGCAAAGTTAGCTGCTCCTCCAACACTGAGAGTCGAGGCAAGACTAACAGCTCCAGCTACTGTTACTGTACCGCCAATATTTACATTACCACTAACCGAAACACTATCTTTAAATGTTCCTGCACCCACCACTGTAACCGTACTGCCTAATAGAGCAGCTCCTGCAACTGTTACCGTACCGCCAATATTTACATTACCGCTGACGGATACAGAATCCTTGAATGTACCCGCACCAACTACCGTGACCGTACTACCAAGTTGAGCAGCTCCAGCAACTGTTACAGTCCCACCAATGTTTATGTTGCCACTAACAGAGACAGAATCTTTGAATGTTCCTGCACCAACTACCGTTACTGTACTTCCAAGTTGAGCAGCTCCTGCAATAGTAACAGTACTTAGTAAATTAGTTGCACCTCCCACGCTGAGAGTCGAAGCAAGACTAACAGCACCTCCAATTGTGACAGTACCTCCCAAATTAGTATTCCCGCTTACGGAAACAGTACTCTTGAAGGTAGCAGCTCCAATTACATTGGATGTACCAGAAACCGATAAATCACCCCCAATATTAACATAACCAGATACAGAAATATTTGTTGCAGTACCAAGTTCTGCTTTTACATTAGAAAGATTGGAACCATCCCCGTAAAAATAAGCTGCTGTTACATTACCTACAACATTGGCATTACCACTCACAGAAATATTCGTGGCGAAATTAGCAACACCTGTGACATTAAGAATATTACCAATAGATACAGAGGTAGCTACATCCAGACGACCACTAATTGATACATCGTTCTTGAACTCTGTCTTGGATGTGAATGTACCTGCCCCGGCAACTGCCATAGTGCCGCCCACGGATACATTATTTTTAAGTATGGCAGCTCCGACTACGGTGACTGTACTGGCAAATGTGGCAGCTCCTCCTATGGAAACCGTGCTTTGCAGATGAGCGGCCCCCACTATAGTAACTGTACTACCAAAGTTTGCTGCACCACCTACTGTGACTGTACTTTTAAGATGCGTAGCTCCAGCCAATGTGGTAATACCAGCAACATGTAAAGTCCCACCAATAGTTACATTACTAACAGAAATATTACCCGCAATCGTAGCAGTCACTCCAGTAATATTCGAGCCATCTCCGTAGAATGCAGAGGCACACACCTTGTCATCCACATGCATATTGCCATCCAGAGATACATCCCCAGAGACTGCAAACGTACCGCCAATCTTTACACCGGTCGTTGCAACTTTCAAAGCACTGTTAGTTCCGTCTCCTGTCTGGACATTCACCAGAGAGGTACCCACACCACTATTGGTGGTGCTGGCATTTATGAGCAGAACCTGCTTATAGGTCTCTGATATTAACTTACCTGTTAAATCTGTCATATTGTATTCCAACTTCTGTTAGCATCATCCCACTTAGTAGTATGCTTTGTTTCTGCCAAGGTTGTAGGATTGGTTGTTATCCATGTTGTATTCTTATTCCACATAACTCCTCTTCCTCCCAGATAGTCTGCCCTGGGATTCTTAATGGCTGGATCGTCTCGCACATTTGGTATCTTATTTAGTGGGCTATTCTTCAGATCGTACCGACCTTCAAAGTCTTGCGGACAGACTAGCATACCATAACTATTCATACGCATTACCCTGTGTGGATATACAAACCCACATGTATCACATACAGCAATGGCATTTTTATTACTTGCCACGTTTTGTTGCTCCGTATCCACGCAGGGCCGCACCGACTCCCTTTGGTTTCTTTTTAGACTTGATACGTCCACCCTTTTTCATTGGTCTAGGACCACTTTTTAACTTTTTTATTAATTCAGGATCTTTAGTAAGATTTTCTGCTTGAATCTTTCTAAGAACATCTTCCTCTTCTTGTATAGCTTTTGGAAACTTTTTCTTCAGTTCTTCAGCTTTTCTTGCTAGATCTTCAAGCGTCTTCTTGGATGGATTTTTACCTATAGAAAAGCTAGTTTGCGAATCCTTATTTACTATGTCTTTAGCTTGCTTTGAACTAACTTTGGGTATTTTTGTTTTACCCCGAACAGCAGTTTGACTGGCTTTTTTGAAGCCGTGTTTAACTAAAAATCTTGCAACATGCGGTGCTGCTAATCTAATTGCCCCGCCTATTAATATAGGTACTAATAAAGGTACTGGCATTAAATATATCCTAGCTTGGGTATAATATGCATGGAAACTCTTTCCCTATCTTCCAGCATAGCTCTACTAAGAAGTTCTTCATAGTTACCCTTTAGCATTTGCATTCTCTGTCCCTCTACTCCGGGCCGTTTCATTGACATATAATATGCCAGCCCACAAGTAAGAGGTGGGAGAAATCTCTTAGGAAGATCGGCATTCTGTTCGGCAGACTTATCTACATCTTGCAGCTCGCTAATGATCTCCATCTTAAGAATATCAGTGGAATTCTCAGGAATAGGCCAGACAGACATGGTAGGATTACTAACGCCTCTCCGAATAGAATATTGCATAGGTCGGCCTGTCTGAGTCTTATTAGGAATAAGAAGATATTCCTCTGGAGATATACGAGTAAGTTGGATATCTGTATCGTCCCGACTTAGCACAACTTCCAGAGCATCCACAGTTGAGGAGTCCAGACTATAAGCAGTAACACTGGCAGATACAGTTACACTGGAAACAGAAGTACTCCAAAGAAGAATACCTCTATTCTGCCAATCCTTCAGCATAAGGTTAATCGAACGACGAGCAGAAGCTGGCTCGTGACCGAGAGTATTCTCTCCCCCTATCATTTCCGTGGCTTCCTGAATTACCTCATCGATATCCAGATTAAAATTATATGTACCAGAGACTGCCATTACTTCTTACCGCACTTACACTTCTCACATTTACATTTAGGACAATATTTATCTATCATTATTTACCTACCCTTCTTGTAGCTTTTACATGAGCATCTTTAAAATTATCACTATTCTCCATACGATTCTCCATACGATCTTTCATATAAGACATATTCTTTCTGGAGTGTTCCTTTAAAGATTCTCTTTGCCTTAGTGTTAGTGGGTTAGCCACGACGCATAACCTTTCCGTAACCACGCAGGGCTACACCGACTCCTCTTGGTTTACGTTTCTTGGTCTTCTTTATTCGGCCACCATGTTTGAATCCAGGAAGATATGGGCGACTACCGAAATCTTCCGAAGGCTGACCAAATTCAGGTTTAGCTTTCCACCAATCAGGATCTTCATCTTCTCCCCACCAGTCATCAGCCTCAACTTTTGGATAATCTTCTTTCTTACCACCACCACTCCCTAAATTTCCTATGAATTTTGAAAGTGGATCTGACCTTCTTTTAGTTTTTTTTTTCTTTTAAAGACTTAAATGTGTCACCACTCTTAGCTTTCCCTACTTCTAGTTTTTTACTTAATTTGACCATCTGTCGTTTTAGACG